ATCTGACCTAATGAGAACAAGAAGTAGACACATCGTCAGTGACAGTGCACCACAGGTATCTAACTTACCTTTTGTAAGTCAGGTAACTGAATGCAATGGCACCGTTCATTCGCCCAACTCTGGAACTGTCTCGTACGGTTATGCCGCCCTTACGGGCGTGTATGAACGTATTACGGACGAAACAGGGTTGCGCACTCCTCACGCTGTAGTCCACCGAAAGTGGACTTATGCCTCTGATGGGTATAAAGGGGGCACTTGGCCCCGTTATGATGTACCCGGCTCGCAGACGCTGATCGGTACTGGGTTTGATATGAATCAAGCACAGGCCGGCCTGTTTCGGCGAGCTTTAGTAGTGTATGGAGGGTGGGATCCTACGGATTCTTCCCTTCCCGCACCGCCCGGGTGGACGATTGCGTTCCCTACGACGCCACGTTCGGTGATTATCAACGACCTCTTCGACAGAGCTAACGGTTTAAAAGCCGATGTTCTGCTGAATGTTGTTGAAGGTAATCAAATATGGCCGTCTCTTAAGAGTCTGATTACAACGCTGCCTGAAATCAGGCGGAATTGGACTCAGATTCGTAAGGTGTTGAAGACCGCGTCGGGGTCGTTTCTTGCCTGGAAGTTCGGAGTTTCTCCGATCCTTTCAGACCTTAACAATATTGTTAAGTACGCCCCTGACATGAATCGACAATACAAGAGGTTCCGAGCTCAAAAGCCCCAGAAGTTCTCGGTGACATTATATGGCACCGCGAGTTATGGTAGGACTAACATACTGACGACTACTGATAAGACGACCTTTCAAGGTCGTCTCCAGGAGGCGCCAGTCGCTCGCTATGTTCTTGTCGTTAAGCCAAACCTACACGTCGCAACGTCTGAGTCTTTTAACAGACTTGATTTTGCTATGCGCAGGTTTGCCAGTTCGCCCGCCAGTCTGGCGTGGGAGAAAATTCCATTCTCCTTCGTTGCAGATTGGTTTGTGGACGTACGCGGTGCGCTATCGGGGATAGATTCCCTTCTGGGGCATAAGCCCTATGAGGTTATATCCTTAACAGCGTCCGAATCGTATAACGTAGCCTCGGACGTCTTCCTTGATCGTTATTCTCCTTGCGGAGGAACGAGCGTGGTTCAGACATACAAGGCGACTCATGAGTACAGTCACTACACGAGGAATCCGATTTCCGGTCAGGATATTCTCCCGACTTGGAAATCTCGGTTTGGAAAAAATCAGGCTGCGATTTCAGCAGCCCTGATCGCTCAACGGTTAACCCGATAAGAGCGCGAATCGATGATTAGTGTCTTGCCAGCAAAACATAATAATACATCATGAATGCCGATCTGACATTCAACACCATCGTGTTCAAGAAGTCCTTTGATGAAAAGGACGGTTCTGAACGACGATCAACAGCCCGGGCAGTTAATACTCCCGACCTGATGATCATTAAGTCCCAGAGTTACGTGGATTCGGCGACGAAAGTCTCCGGTACACGCTACACTGGTCGTATTGATAGGCATAACATCGACGCGAATGGGCAGAAGTATGTTACTTCTGCCTACTTCGTAGTCGCTGTTCCGTCATTGGCTGCCTCAGCGGATGTTACCGATGTGGTAACTACGTTTAAGGCAGTTGTCGCGGATGCCAACTTCATTACGAACGTGCTTAATAACGAGAAGTAATTCTCTCGTACATTAAGCCTGATTGCGATGGTGGCTAACGGGTCGTACCCTGTGCTTCCTTACGGATGACACGAGTACGGCCTTCTTTAGCATTGCGGCCTGGCTGATGTATTACACATAAGACATGAAAGCTATAGAGCTCACATATCGTAGCCTGCTAGCTGATGTTGCTCGTCTCACTGGTCTCTCTGAAATACGAGGGATCATGAACGATCTACATTGGTGCATTAACGATGCGCCTAAGCTGGAGAAGCATGTACTGGAATGTATCGAGAAAGGGATTACTCCCGACCTCGATGTGTTTCCGGTACAGCTGCGAGTACTCGCGATGAGATCCGTTGTGGATCCCTTGTCGCTAAAGTACTTACGGCAGCTTCTGCTGTTCAGCTATAAAGCACTCGTCACACATGACCGCAAAACGACCAAAGCGAGCTTTATTCAGTTCGCTTCTACTAATGACCAGGTTAGGCAGTTTGGGAACTCTCTTGGTGAGAGAAGTCCACGCTTACTTAACCAGGTCCGAAAGCACGTCCAGTCCGTTCTATATTGCCTCCATGAAAAGGATATTATCCCATTTCATGGCCCAGGCGCTTCGGCGACCCCGAAAGGAGTCCCGTGGCGCAAATGGTACACGCAAATAGAGCAGTGCTACCCGTATGACGACTACTTCAGTCTCTATATGAGCGCTGAAGCGGCCATCACGCGGGAACAGCCCACGGATGAGCATATCCAAGCGAATCTCATAGCTGTCCCTAAGGACAGTCGTGGGCCTCGCCTAATATGTGTTCATCCGGCTGAGTCCATATGGATTCAGCAGGGTTTACGTGTGCAACTCGAGAGAGCAATCTCTCGACGTAGGTCGTCGTGGGGTCCGTGGCCTTGTGGCCACGTACACTTCGACGATCAGTCGATTAACGGGAGGATGGCGCTACTGAGTAGCAAGAGTCGCAAATATGCGACTCTTGATATGAAAGAAGCGTCTGATCGCGTTAGCGAATCACTCGTACAAATCCTCTTTGGGAGGAAGTATAAGTGGTTCGGTTGTTGTCGTGCACAGAAGTATCGTATCAAGGACCCCCATATGGGAGCCCCTGAGCTTGCAGACCCTAGAGTGGGTCCAGCAATTGACGATATTCATAGCTACGCTCCGATGGGGAACGCAACTACGTTTCCTGTCCAGAGTTTAGTTTTCTGGGCAATCTGTGTGGCGTCAATGCAGAGTCGTGGGTTTCGTCAACCCAACTCTGTTTTTGTCTTCGGAGACGACATCATAGTACCGACAGCTCAAGCTCCTTATATAATTGAGGATCTTGAGTCGTTCGGATTACTTGTCAACAGGACTAAATCCTTTTGGCAAGGTGGATTCCGTGAATCATGCGGCGTCGACGCCTTTAATGGCATAGACGTTACGCCGGTTCGTTGGAAGACACGACTAGATGCCGAAGGTATATCAGGTCTGCAGTCGCTCTCTGACATAGCCTTGCGTTTACGCAAGGCAGGTTATGAGGAGGCTGCCATTACAGCGTATGGTTTACTAAGGCAACGCGCGAAGCAATTCGGCATTGGTCAGGTGTTCATAACGAACGATCCTAACCACGGCGGAATAGCGGAGTACGTTGCCGGGATGGATTCCATGGTGTTTCGTGATGCCTTTTGGCATCGCGATTCTCAATGGTTTGCAACCCCAGTAACCCGAGTTCGAGAAGTCGAGGTTATCCGTCAACACAACAAAATTAAAAATGTTGCGCACGGACAAGTAACGCCTCGATTACATGGATGGATCCATGTCCTCGAAAGCTTAACCTCTCTTGAGAGGTTAGGCCGAAGTAATGTTCCTGATAGACGCGTATCTCGCCGCGTGATGCTACAGCGAGGTTGGACCCCTGTCCTGTGAAGGACAGGGGACCTAGTCTCTGTGGGTAACCACACGGACTGGCTAATCAATGAGAATTGATTAGTGGTGTCAAAAC